TGCAGCACAGCGGCCTTCGGTATTGGTTTGGTTTTGCAGTGAAACTTCTTTAAGGACAAAGCAATGGCAAAAACGACGATCGTTGACGCGACGAAGACGGAAAACCCTGCGGCCGGCGGAACTATGGGCGTGACAGTACCGCTCAAAATGGACGCTTCTGCGCTGGCGAAGGCAATTCAGGCCGCGGCCAGTCAGCAGCCGCAGACTGTGCGGGTCAATCCATCCGAGCTGATTAAGGATGCTGCAGCACGCATGGAAGATCTCTATACGCGATTTAACGCCCTGCGACAGATCGGCACCGAGCTGCACGGCAAATCGCTTAGCGACCCTATTCCGCAGACGTTGAAGATCGAAGACATCTCGATCACGTTTCGCTCTGTAAAGGACGGCAAAGAGTCTGAACCGACGGTAGCGCACGTGAAGAATGTCGTGTGCGTCGGCGACATTTCTAATCTGTTGTCTAGCGAACTCGGCACGATTATTCTGGCGCTGCAGCAGGAAGCCGCTGCCGTGAAAGAAACGGCAACTACGGCAGAAGAAACGTGCACGAAAGCGCGGCAGACTTGGGAAGCTAATAACCCTGATCGCAAGATCGTGTCGCGCGGATCTGATGTAAGCACACTGACGGTTGCGGACGGCCCGGCGCCTGCGGCACCGGCTGGCCCTGTAACACTGCAGGGGTCAGATGAAACGCCCACCGTTTAGTTATATTCGCGTTCGGCAGTACCGCGACCGAATTGCGCAGCGTGCCCTCCGACCATATATCGACGCAAATATGGTCGGAGACACGCTGCGCGACGTTTGCCGCGACACGTTAGCCGAGCTACCCGATTCGGTGTCTCAGCCGGCGCTATTCGATTCGATTCGTGCGCTGGCTGGTACAACATTAACACGACCGGTCGCGTCTACACTTGCGTGGCGCATTGCCGGCAATATTGAAAAATTAAAAGCGGGTTTGCCGGCGTTACCGTGGACGCGGCAAATGGAAGACGAACTCGTGCCGGTCATCGTAGAAAACGTACGACCGTATACCCGTAAGAACAAACCCGGCTATTTACTTGATTGTCGCGCGGTTGCTGGTTCACCGTGCCCGATGAAATTTACGCAATTTTTTAGTCAGAACAGCTGTTATGCGATTGCGCAGGTTATGGGCTTTTCGGCGCCGTGGGGCGCTTACGCTTTTACGACCGCAATGCACTTTGTTGACCTGCTGTTCTTTGCGCATGTGGAGGCAGCCAAGAGTCGCGAGACGCCGTCATTCTCCACGATCAGCGTCAGCAGCAGCATGTTTCAGCACAACCGCACCCGGATCGAAGTGCGTACCCGCGCGCGGCCATGCCCCGAAAACTACGAGCACGCGTGTATTCATTGTTGGCTGGGGCAGGACCAGTGTCAGTTTGCTACGCACGCAAAGACATACGTAACTCGTTACTGCGAGGCGTGTCAAACCGATAGGTTTTTTGATCCCGGCGACAGCAGTCAAATGTGCGTCCGGTGCCGTCATCACGCGGCGCAGCATGCTGAAGCCGCCCAGTAAGAAAGGAATTTTATGGGCAGTATTGGATACCGTCAGAAAGGCGATAGCGGGCCGCTATACAACCCAGAACGCGATTACGCGTACATCACGCCGACGCTCATGGTGCGCGCGATTGAGAATCTTGATTTTGCGGCACGCACCGATGAAGCAGCCGACTGGTACGTGCAGCACAACATTTCGCAAGATGAAATTGTCAAGATTGCCGAGGCGCTTGCCGCAGCCCAGCGCGACTTTGTCAATGGCGCAGACCCAGTCAAGACGTTCGAGCAGGCGTTGAATCGGCGTGATTTCTTTTCATTTAGATATCCCGTGCGGTTAGCGTTGTTTGCGGCGATCGGCGAGGTGTTTTGCGCCGCGTGGTTTAAAGGCGTGCGCGAGGTTTCCGTTGTTGGCGAAGAGTCGCCGGCAGCGGCCGGTATGGCGCGGTTTGCCGCGACGGTTGTAGAGTTCGCAGCGCGCAACGGCACGCCGACGTATAACGTCAACTTCATGGCTGAGCATCTGAAAATGATGAACGATGTCTTGCAGACGCGCCTCAACGTGGTGTATAAGGAGCTGCAAGCTGCTCAAGATAAAGTGCTTGCTTATCAAGCCAAGGAAGCAGCGGCAGCCGAGCAACCACCGCCGCGTACATGGTGGCAACGGTTGATTGCTTGGTCGTCCAAACAGACCGACTACCCGGGACCAAAATAGTTAGGAGTTGCGCGTGCCTAAGTACAGGATGTACAAAGACCCCAAGCAGTTTGGGGGCAAGCTGGAGAAAAAACCGGCAGACGCGATCCGTTTTCTTGGGCTCGACTTGGGCAGCAATTGTGGTGTCGCTGTTTATGATTTCATCCCCGGGAAAAAGATGCTGCAGGAAAAGCTTCAGCTTTTTCAGTGGGATTTGTCGGTGCAGGGATTGGAATCTGGTGCCTCGCGGTTTGTTCGGCTCCGCGCGTTTTTGAATACGGTGGATCCAGACGTCGTCGGCTACGAAGACGTAAAGTACACGCCGCCCCGCGAATTTTTTGTTAACAAGAAATTTGGCATTCCCGCGGTTTTGTCCCGTGTTGCTACTGCTTCTGAAGTGCTTGGCGGCATGAAGGTGACTGTGGCCACGTGGGCCGAGGAAGCCGATCTTATCGCCACTGGTTTTGCTATCAGTACGATTAAGAAGTTTGCTACGGGCAACGGCAAGTCCAGTAAAGAAGACATGATTGCGGCAGCCAATAAATCTCTTGGTGCTGCTTTTGATTCCACTAAGTACAAGTCGACAGGTATCGACAATGTGGTCGACGCGGCGTTCGTTTTGCTGCTGTTAATTCAGACAACAAACGCTGGGTTGTCGCACTCAAAAAAGTGACGCCATGACGCGGCCAGAGACGTTTACGAAAGTCGAGCCCGTCTCGGTCGTCGAGCAAGTTGCCGCGCTGTCGTGCGCTGACGCGTTGCACCAGCGAGAAAATCCGCTTGTGTTATTTACAGCCGCGCTATTGTTTACCCATGGCGGCTTTGACCGCGACCCGGTCGCCGAGTTTGACGCGCGGTTTCCGGCAGAGTCAGAAGATTTGCGGCCCTTTTACGTCGACCTCGCGCGCGAAGGTGAGTACTTTTTTTCTGGTTTTGGCGCGATGCCGGCGCCCGGTCGACAACGCACGATTAACTGGGACAAGCGGGTCTACTGTATCGACCAGCGCCGGAAAGATGAGTGTTTTGAATTTCTTGGCGGTATCGCGTATTCAGCCCCGAAAGCTAAGCTGTTCGCAAACTCGTTTTTGCACGTTGTTAGCGTACCTGACCCTACGTCAAAAATTGGCCAGTTTCTTGACGTCACGGTTATCGGTGTGATGTCGAATTCGTTTGTGGTTTATTTAGAGCCGCAATGGAACGCGCCTGCAATCGTTCGGAAGGTTAGTACCGCGCAGCCAAATTTGATCCCTCACAGTATTCACGCGGCCGGTATTTTGGGCGGCTTCACCGGAAAAGATCCGCTAGACATGCGAGATGAATAATGACAGAAGAGCGCAAGGAAACCAATCAAGAAAAAACCGTGGACGACGTAGTCGGCGGCTACCATGCTGTGGTGTTGCGCGCGGACGGAGAACTCGGCGTCGAGTCATTTGACACACGAGACGAGCTGGTTGCGCGAATCAAAGCTCTTGTCGATCATGACGTTACGGTGTTCAGTTTTGCGGGCATCCGGTTAAACATATCTAAACCGCCGTTCCGTCATTTGCTGACTCCGTGGGGTAATCTCCCGCTCTTCGACATTCCGAAAGAAAGTCTTGAGCCAGACGACACTGGTTATCTCGGGTTTGACCCGATTCATTTGGAAGCGCCGCCAGAAATTAAAACGCCCGGCGCGCAAAAATCGTCTGTAAATACAGGCGACTTTTTTTCTGACGAAGACGACAACGCTCTCAACGTCTTCGATAACATTCTGCCAGACCCAGACAGCTGAACTAAATTTTTCAGCATAAGCTGGCATATTTATTGTACCGCGCTTTAGCGTTGGCGCGGTCGGAGTTCATAGTCGCAGTAATATTGCTGCAAAGGGGGGGATCATGTTTGCGTGATGTCATTCGGTTCAAAGGACGCCCTGTTCGCAGACAGGAAGTTCTCGATGTAACAAGGACGCTCGTGCAGTTTTACGACAAGAATTCGTACGGAGAATACGAAGAAATTGTCGTGACGCCGCGGGAGTGGTCGCAATACTCGTCGAAACACTTTGACCGAAACAAAGTCAAGGAAGGTAACTTGAATAAAGGAGTAAATTGTGAATATCGCGAAGACACAGGCAAAGATCATCGAATCGTTCGATCGGGTAGCTGCGCGTTGCGAGGAGTTCGTGGCCGTTCACTGGCTCGCCGGTGAAAAACGAAACTTCAGTACGCCCTATCGTCGATTTGGTGACTGGGTCCGTCCGTCAGCCGTTGTGCTTGAAGTAACGAAAAATGCCGGGCTTAATCTGTCGGTCGTCGTACCGATTGCAGACCGCTCCGGCAAAGTAGTGCTCGAAACGCTTGGTAAATGGGACTTCCGAGCGCCCATTTCTTACAAGGGTTTCGGTACGCAGTTATGTAGCCGCAAACAGAAGCATTGCCTGAACGCCAAACGAGGCTGCGATCTTCTGTACAAAATTTGCGACTACGGGTTTGCCGATAAGCGCGGCGAGCAGGTCAGTTTTCTGCCCTGCCGCTGGCCGACGGTGTACATTCCTGTAAATAACCATGTGCGGGTCGACGAGGATAAGTTGACCGCTTTGGCTATTCAGAATGCCCCGTCGGAACTGGTTGAGACGTATCGGCGCAAGCTGCGAGATAATATGATTCGGCAGATCGGTAACAAGATGTACGTCAATGTTGCCGCTCTGACGCCCGAGGACGCCAAGGAAGTTTCCAAGGCAATTAGGCACGACGCTGCTCTGGAAGATTTTTCGCCTGTGTTGGGCGATTTTGAAAGAAACCCCTTTGGGGCCGTCAAAGATCTGACGGTCTCGCTTACGAATCCGGCCAGTAAGATTCTGGCGCGGCACGGACTCGAAAGCGCAGAGGGGATGCCGCAGTGGATTGTCGACGATATCATCAGCGCGATGTACTCCGAACTTGGCGAAATCAAGCCGACGTACGAGGAAATGTGTGATGCGCTGCTGGAGCCCGACGCCCCGCTGATGGCGACGATTGATGTTAAGGTGGCTATCGAGCAGATGCCATCGACTACGGCTACTATGCTGCGGATGCAGGCTTCAAAACGGGCCAGCCGCGAGGCGACCGACGAAGAGCTATTTACAGCTGTGACAAACCCGGATAAACCTTTAGTACTGAGTCGACTCAGCGCTATTCAGGTAAATCGGGCATCGGAATGGCAAGAGACGCCATTTCCATATGTCGGAGAACTGTTGGCCCCCGTCGACTTTGTTCCAAAGAAGACGACGTATAAGTTTCACACCCCTGCAGAAAGCGCCGACCCGACGTTAGTCTGACATGCGCTATTTCATCGAACCCGCCGCGCAGCCGTTAACGTGGTTACTCGGTATCGACGAGACTCCTCGTACGTTGCCGTTTTCCCCCGAGAACGCTGACACTGGTTTGGTGGTAGCACAGCTCATTTCTGGCAAAATACTCGCAGAAGTATTGCCGACTGAGGAGCATGTCAAAGTAGCGTGTGGCGGCGGGGTACCCCTTGGCCGGCTGTATTTTCACGTACCGAAAACACAGCTGTACGCGGTGTGCTCTGATTTGACCCCAGAATCGTTCGGGGGCAACGTTTAGGCTTCGGCCTTCCGTTGCCCCCTTTTTTTAGCTATTGGAGCTTTTATGTCAGGCTACCGAGATCCGGCACAGGAGCGCATGGAAAACGGGCGCTCGATGCTTGATGTTATGCGCGGCAGCAAAGCGCTCAAGGGCGTTATTGTGGCCGCAGCAACTCCGGGCGGCATACCCATTAACTTCGATCCGCACGACCGCGCCAAAATCAAAATCAATGTGGTGGACCCTAACGGTTCAAATGTCGGCGGACTGACGTTGGACAACATGACGGCGCCAGCCGTCGAGCGGGCAATGTCGGCGGCGCGCGCAGCAATTCCGGGTAATGATATCAATGCCGTACGGGAGCGAGCAGCTATGGTTTTTGAAGAGTTAGCAAAAATGGAAAAAGCAGGCGTACAGCGGGTACCTAGCACACGCCCCCGAAAAGTGGTGGCGCCCCCACCCCCGGCGGTTGAGGAAGAAGACGCCATGCTCGCCGACGCCGAGGCGCTGCGGCAAGAGTTAGCCGATGAAACGCAGCAACCCATGCTTCCGCCGATTGAAAAAATTGACAGGAATTACAGCCCCATGGCGGCTTTCGGTCTGAAGAAACAGAGCACGAGTTCTACCCCCGCAAACGTATCGCCGGCGCACAAATCCGGCCCGCCGCAAAAGCTTGTGTACTTTGAAAAAGAGGGAATCGGCACGGTCCCGGCATTTTTCCACGACGTTATTGTTTCGGTGGCGCAGGTCTCTCCCGACACTATTGAAGAGAACGGGTTTATCGTTCTTGTTTACGATTTGCGTTTTGAACAAAATGCGGCACGCTGGTTTCCGCCGTCAAATGACCCGTATCAGCGTCCGTGGGCCGTCCAGATCAGCGACGACCGCCGGTTATACCTTGTTCATACGACCGGATTTCAGTATGTTTATGATAACCGCGAGTATTGCATTTTACTCGTTGAGCGGGCCCTTCGGGCGAATTACGACGAGGCATAAACATGGAAAAGTGTGGCGTCATTAAAGCCGGCATTACGCCCCCCGAGAGCGACGAAGCGCCCAAGGCCGCCGAAAAGCAGGCGCAGGTGAAAGAGCTGGATAGTGATTTCCGCAAGCGTGCCGCGGAAACAGCGCAGAACGTCACCAAGTAATACGAGGCGATTGTGACGCTCCTACCTGCTGCTTCAATGGGATACAACTCGCTCGGCCGCGGCGTACAGGCGGACGAGCGGTTTCCTGACCCGTTCTGTGACGTCGCCAGCCTGTCGATGCCGGAGAGCATTCAGACGGCGTTGCGCTGGTCTGAATACATTATGAACGCTAATGGCCCATATCGGCAGGCTATTGACCGCGTCGTGTCGTACTTTATTACTGACGTTGAAATTCAAGATATCGGCGAAAATAAAACCGGCCGTGAAGAGAAAGAAAAATACGAGACCTTCTTATCCGAAACGCTTAGCATTAAGAACGTGCTGAAGACTGTAGGCATGGATTACATGACCTACGGCAACTCGTTTACCAGCTTGATTGTTCCTTTTCGGCGCTACTTGTTCTGCCCGAAATGCGGAATTGAAATGCCGCTCGATCGGGTCGTGAACTCGGCTGCGTGCGCGTTTTCATGGCAAAACTTTCAATTCCACGCTACCTGCCCGGGCTGTAAATACGTCGGCCCGTGGAAGCACATCGACCGACGAAGCGGCGATACAGGCCATATGGCCGTCAAAAGGTGGAGCCCGCACGAGATCGACATCCTTTGGGATCCGTATACGGGCGAGTGCTCATACGTGTGGAAGATTCCTGAAGACTATCGCACGCTGATTAAGCAGGGTCATCTACATCATCTTGAGCGCGCCAGCTGGGAAGTGATACAAGCGATCAAAGATGGCAAGAACCTGATGTTTGACAAGGGCGTGATTTTCCACCTCAAGGAAGACGCGCTGGCCGGCATGCGAAACCGCGGCTGGGGTATTTCGCGCATCTTGGCAAACTTCCGTCAAGCGTGGTACTACCAGATTCTGCAGCGTTACAACGAAGCCGTGGCGCTGGATTATGTTATCCCGTTCCGTGTGATTCCCCCCGCGCCCCGCGGCGGCGACGGGCAATCGTCCGATCCCGTACACACAATTAACCTGTCCAGTTTTAGTGCCCGCGTAAACGCGATGATTCGCGCGCGCAGGACAGATCCGGCGCGCTGGAACGTGCTGCCGTTCCCCGTGAACTATCAAGCACTCGGCGGCGACGCGACACAGCTCGCCCCGCGCGACCTTCTCGAACAGGGCCTTGATACCCTGCTCAAGTGCATCGGCATGCCCGTCGAGCTGTTTAATGGCACACTAACGCTGCAGGCGGCTCCGGCCGCGCTCAGGCTCTTCGAAGCCAACTGGAGCCACCTGCCACATAACATGAATCTGTTTTTAAACGAGCTGGTGTCCTCGCTTTCTCGCGTTATGTCGTGGGAGCCGGTGAGCGCCAAGCTTGTGCGCGTCACACACGCCGACGACCTCAACCGGCAGATGGCGAAGCTGCAGCTCATGCAGGGTCAGCAGATCAGCAAGAGTACGGGCCTCGCGAGCGTTGGGCTGGATTACAAAGACGAAATCAAGCAGATGCTCGAAGAGGAAAAGATCTACGCTGAAGAGCAAGAGCGCATGCAGGCGGAGATGCAGCAGGCGCAGCAAATGAAGGACATGAGCCAAGCGCCCGACATGATGTCCGGCGTTGGCGACACGGGCGCCGGCGCCACAGGCGCTCCGGCACAAGGCGGAGGCCAGCCCGCTGCGCCTGCCGGCGGTATGCCCGGTCAAATGCCTAGTCCCGTGGATCAGTTCTTGGCGCAGCGGCAGAACTCGCCCAACGTGCCACGTACGCCAGAAGATTTGCAACAACAGGCGCAGCTGATTGCGAACCAGTTGTTGTCAATGCCTGAGTCCGTTAAAGACTCAGAACTTATCAAGCTCAAGCGATCCGACTCGACGATGCACGCGCTGGTCACGAGCATTATCGACGACATTCGCCAGCAGGCCCGGTCGCAGGGCGGCGCCATGGTAATGGCGCAACAGTACGGCCAAGGCGCCCCGGCGCAATGAGTTATGCGGATCGGCATATACACACATTACGCCCACTGTGACGAAGCGTACTTTGCTGTTCGTCTTGCCGACTTTTTGCGCACTCAAGGTGTCACGGCGACGATCTACTCAAACACGCAGCCGGCGAAGTTGAACACGCACTATGATCGAACGGTAGTGCACAAGAAAAAGCGTTCGTTCACGGACTGGGCAAAGACGTGCGACACAATTCTCTGGACGCACCCGCCCAAGATAGATACGCTGAACTACACACGCCGGCTGAACGTTCGCACGATTCTTGTTCCTATGTGGCAAGAACTAATGCGGCCGTTCAGAAAAGTCATGCAGCGTTTTGATCACGTTGTGGCACTAAACGCCGAGGCGCGCGAACTGTTTTCAAAAGTTTACAAGCTCAAAAACGTTACGCTAATTCCGTTTGACGTCGGGCTGCCAGCCACGAAGAAAACAAAGTCAGTAAACGGACGTCAAATTAAGATATTTTTGCCGTGGTTTGACCGGAATGCCCGCTGCGCACACAGTCAGTTTCTTGGCCTGCTTGGATATCTGCTGGAACGCATGCCAGATGCGCAACTCACGGTTGCGATTACGTCTAGCCGTTTTGCGCCATCTGTGGCAAAGTTTTTCCAGACGCTCGGCCGAAAAACAGATAACCGCGTAAAACTGGTGCGCAATGTGCCGCTGATTAAGCGCCCGGCAATGTACACCGCGCATGATTTAACACTATTTCCGGCCGAGTGCGATAATTATGGCTTTTGCAGCCTAATGTCTATCAGCTGCGGCACGCCGGTTCTTTCTTTTAATCTGTCGCCGCAGACGGATTTCGTGTATCAAGACGCAAACGGCGTGCTTGTAAAAACGCGCGTGGACTACGACGAAAATGGCGTACCACACGCAGCCCCTGACTACGAAAAACTCATCATCGTTTTGCAGACCCTCATCGCTGAACCCGGGCACATTGATAACCTCAACAAACGCGTAAATTACAATCTGGCCGCCCGCCGCAAAGCGTTTGAAATGGGGTGGCAGACATTACTAAAGCTTGTATAGCGGCATATGGAGATGCCATGAAAAAACAGGACGGATCCTCTATTCAACAGACGCTAGAGTTTGCAACGCAGCATTACCGCGACCTCCAGACGCCCACCGGCACGAAACTGATTGACCACTGTAAAAACGTGGCGTATCAGTCGGAGACAATTGCGCAAAAGCTGTATCAGGACATTCGCGCCGACTATCTACCAGATGACACAAAAGAAAGCATCGCCTCAATTATTCAGGCAGCCTTGCTTCACGATGTACTCAACGTCAGTGCTTGCGCGTTTGAGCATATTGCGGAAACTACCACGGTGCAGATTGCGGCCATGGTAGCCGACATTAGCCGAGATTTTCGGCTTGTAGAAACGAAACGCGACATGGAGTTTCGCGGGCGGCTGAGCCAAAGCCCTGTCGGTGCGCAGATTGTCGTCGTGGCGGACATTCTCTGCACCGCCAAAGATATCTTAACCATGCTGAAGACATCCGGCATGCCGAGTGTACCAAAAGCGAAAAAAATGCTGACGCAATTAGACGGCGACTTACTGGCGATTCATGCTGCCAGTCGCTATTACATTTTGCGTTTGTATGTGCACGCCGCCCGCAACCTGCTCAGCGATATCAGTCAAACGATTAAGGATTGTCGGCAAAAAGCTAAGTTTGACAAATTCGTATCCCAATATACAACCGGGATACGAGCGTCCGCCGCGGAAGCTGAAAAAGCAGAAAAAGCTAAACCCGTTCCAAGTAAAAAGAAAAAGGATGTGCGCTATGCCCGCAAGCGAAGTGTTGACAAAGATTCTTGAAGACTACACCGCGAACAACCCGACGCTGGAAGCTGCGCACCTGCGCACGTTTTGCGAATACGCGGCCACGTGGTTAGCGTCTAAGGGCGTTGTGGGCGTAGGTCACACTCCAAACGGGCTGGCACTTAGGCTCGCCGACGGCAGCGAGCTGCTGTTATTTGAACCCGCCCCGGAAGTTATCATTCCCGTCCCCGGCGAAGTCAGCATTACCGGCACGCAATCAAAGATAACAAAACCCGTACAGGGCGACGCGCCGAGCTTTCAGATCACGGGCCGCTAATCGAAAGGACTTTTGTGTTTGTTTGTTTTGAGGGGATTGATGGCGCCGGCAAAACAACGCAAGCGCGCATGTTGTGTCAGCGGTTGAACAAAGATGGTATCACCGCGACGCTCGTTGCCGATCCCGGCACGACCAGCATCGGAACGGCCATCCGGCAAATCTTGCTGCACAACGACGAGCCGATCTCGCCGGCTGCGCAGATGTTGTTGTTTTCTGCTGCGCGTGCCGAGCTGTCGGCGCGCATACAAGAGCTGATGGCAGCTAACCATGTCGTCATCTGCGACCGTTGGCTTTTGTCGACGCTGGTATATCAGGGCGAGATCAACAACGTTTCGATTGATCTTATTGTGAACATTTTCCGTGAAACGTCATACGTCTGCCCCGACATTTGTTTTCTTATGGACATTGCGCCAGAAAATGTGCGCAAGCGTCGTCCAGACGGTCCGGCTGACAGGTATGAGCGGCGGTGCATCGAAGACCAGCACCGCATGCGTGCCGCGTACAAAACGCACGCCGCGCACCGACCCCACGCCAGTATTGTGCACCACATCAACGCCGACCAAGACGTTGAAATTACGCACAACGAAATCTACCGGCTGTTTTCCGGGGTATCGCGTCGCCGCTCTGTTCATACCTAATGTGAAAGGATCCGCATGTTACATGCCGCATCTCAGTTTGATGTTGTGCAGCAGAAATCAGATCGCGAGCAATTTGTTAAAAAAGTTCGGGGGCTAGCAAAAAATAGAGCGCAGCGAAGTAAACACGCGCAGCCTGCCTTCGCGCTTTCTCCGCTCGCGAACATTTGTTTGTTGCTTCATCGGCTGGCGCAAAAGTACGTGCCGCGGACAGCGCAGGCGTTTCGAGACTTCGACGATTTGGCGCAGGCGACGAGCGCATTACAGCGCATGGGCCTTCAGCTTGATGTAGCTGCGGATATATGCGCCCCCACGAAATCTGTTGACCGGGCGATAATCTTTAACTCGCCCGAATACCGACTGCTGCGCAACAGGTTTATTGCGGCGTTGGCCACGATTGCTGACATGACGGCTAAAAACAGTCCGCCCGGGCACCCTGAATATCAACGTGGGGTCAGGGAGGGATATCGCCGCGCCAGCGATATTGCTATCTTATTTCTGGAAGATGTTCAAAACGGAACTAAATAATGCACACACACGCGCAACGAGTTTTAGCCGAACTTGCCGACACAAATCCCGAAGCAGTGTTGCTGGACAATATGGACAGCGCTTTGATCGGGCTTGGTTATATCGCTGACAATGGGCCTGTTGCGGTTTATAGCCGGTCAAAAATTTATGCCAAACTTCTCGCCGACGGTTTGTCGCGCGACGATGCCGATGAGTATTACACAGGAAAATTTGTGGCGTTCCGCGCCAGCGAAATGACCCCTGTGATTGTTGATGATTTGCAGGAGGAATAATTTACGTGGCCACAGTTGTTATCAATCAGCCAAATCACATAGAATTTAAGAATGTGTCCGCTGTTAAATCGCCGGCTGACGCGCCTACGGTAAGTTTTCAAGCGGGAGACTGGGACGCTGAAAATTATACCGAGGCAGGAATTGTCGTTGATGTTTTTGGTCCGCAACTACCTTTGTTATCCCCTGCTGACGCACGAAAGTTAGCAAAATGGTTAGCGCGCGCGGCCGACGATCTTGAGGGCGTCAAACACGATAAAAAGCGTAAGCATCGGCCGCGATCAGATGAAGACGACGATCAATACTGAACTAGGTGCGCGCAATGGCCAACAAAAAAATCTCCGCCCTGCCAGAAAAGCAGAATCCGTCGGTCAACGATATTGTCCCGATTGTTGATACGCAAAACCCAACGCAACCTGCAACACAGCGCACGACTATCGGCGCTATTATTGATCTTGCTGGCAGCAGCGGGTCTATTGGCGCGACTGGCCCTGCCGGACCAACCGGGCTTCGCGGCGCGACTGGGCCAACAGGCGTGGCCGGTCCCACGGGCGCAATCGGCGCAACCGGAATAGTTGGCGCTACGGGGCCATCTGGTTTATCCGGCCTTTCTGGCGCAACCGGTGCAACCGGAATCGCTGGCGCTACGGGTCCATCTGGTTTGCGCGGCGAGCCGGGTTATGTTGGCGCTACTGGCGTAACTGGCGCAACAGGTCCGTCCGGTCCGCAGGGTTCGACAGGCGCTACTGGCCCTGCCGGACCAAGTGGTTTAATCGGCGCAACGGGGCTGCAAGGTCCTGCTGGCGATAATTCAACTTTTGAATTTACTGTACTTTACACGGGCGCATCGCCAACAGCAGTAACCGGACTTCCGTCTGGGTGGGCATATTCGATCGCGTCAAACGATATAACAGTTACGCACAACGTCAATAAAACAGTAAAAGATGTTACCTATTGGGGCTACACCGCCGCGCTCGATGTGTGGCGCGCCCGATACCCGACGGCGGCAAATGAATTGACAACAGCTGACGCAACAAAAACAACCGCGTTTAAAATTCGCGTGTCGAATACTGTTGTCGGCTGTGATTCGGGCGGCACGGCGCGCATTGTGTGTTTTTTTTAGCCGAGGGCGCACAAGATGGCTTTTCGCCCCACTAAAGTCTTACGCCTTTTGCTGGCGGATACCGCGCCGGCTGTTGCGTGGTCGGATGACGCCATTTGGTCCGGCTACCCGTATCGCTGGACGTCAACGCTGTATTTAACAGCGCAAACGCACGGCTCACCAGAAACGCCTACGCCGTATTTTTATACAGGTTTAGACGTTCAAGTTGGTGATTATGTTATTACCGGCGGACAAGGACGCATTTTAAAAATTGTTGATATTGCGTCGCAAACAGCCGACGTAGTGCAGTGCACGCTCGAAGACGAAAACAGACAAAACACGTTACTTGACCCGGACACAGCGGGGGAAGGCGGTATACCAGACGGTGAAGGGCTGTTATTTGAGGTAAAAAACGGGTGGCCAATTTTACATCCGCTGCCTGACGCTTTAGCTGGTTCTTTACCGCCTTATTTTTCTGCGGACGTAATTGCTCGGTTCATGAACGTGTACGCCGCCACTGGTGGTGTTGCAGGTGCTACTGGTCCAACAGGTTTGCAAGGCGCTACTGGTGTTGCCGGCGCTACTGGTCCAACAGGTTTGCAAGGCGCTACTGGTGTTGCAGGCGCTACTGGTGTTGCAGGTGCTACTGGTCCAACAGGTTTGCAAGGCGCTACCGGCCCAACAGGTTTGCAAGGCGC